TTATAAAAATCAACAGAAGACAAACAAACGAATATCAACAATTGCAATCAAGCTCTTAATCAGCAATCAATCTAAGCAACATAATCTAAGCGTTTATTTGCAACCTTTCTTTCAACAATCTCGCCTCGTAGATAGTTCAGGAAATACACTTTTCAATGGCAGCCATCTACTTTGGTCAGTTTGTGAGCCCAGTATTACATGGAAACATCAACGTGCTCCATGCTATCAATTGTAGGAGTACGAAGGTTGTTGCAAAACAACCACTGATCGTGCGTGAAGAGAGTGTTCTTCACAAATTATCGGTTCGAATGATCAACGATTATGATTCCAACGTGCATGCAGCTTTCAAATCATTGGAAGCAAATTTAGCAAGTCACAAGCCTCGATATGAACTATCAAGGGTTGTGACCACAAAAAGTGGATTCACTAAACTAGTGAAACCCACAAAAGCTAAGATCGAGAGGGTGTTGAAGGCCCGGTTCAACAGAGTTCGTGAGAGAAATCTGTTTTTAGGTCAGCCGGACTATGTAATCACAACCATCACACCGACATTGGTCGACACACCTCTTGGTGGAAGTGAGCCTGAGAAGCAAGTTAAGCCACTGCACAAGACACCCAAGGTCAAGAAGACACGACGACCTGATGTCGTGAATTTATCTGAAAAGAAATTCGAGGCATTGCTCCTAGAGCTCTCCATCATTGCCAAAGAGAGGCAAATACCATTAGAAATGGTAAGTACGAGAAGGAGAGCACACAAAGCTTACTTTAGTACTTATAAAGGAGCCACATTGCCAAAAGTAGAGCTTAAGCACGAGAAGGGAGTTCGTGTACCACATGATGTGGATCTTGATTATATTCATGTGAAGTTGCTGAAGAGTATGCTAAGGATATCGCAACTAGCTAAAGGTTGCATACAGTTGGAACCTGGATCAAGTGGATTTGTTTTCTGCAGAGGGTGGTTAACAAGAAATCATGTGGAGTCAGAAGACAATACAGTCATAGTCATGGGGCTGCTAGACGACACAATTCTTGATGCAAGGAAAAGAACTTGTATTGATGATCGTGCCAGGATCACATATTACTCTAATCCAGCTCTCATGTTTTGGAAGGGTTTTGATTCTTACTTTCAAAAGTTTAAGCCTGTGGATATACAACATACATGTGAGTCAGCCTTTGATGTTGAAAAGTGTGGAGCTGTCGCAGCAATTATTTGCCAGACAATCATGCCATGTGGTAAGATTACATGTAAACATTGTGCAGCTGATAATATGCGCATATCTAAGCGTGAACAGAGAGACAGACAGAGAAAGATCGGAATCGCCAATGAGATGGTTATCCGACAACAGTTTGGTGAGTTTGTACAGGCAAGCTCATTCTTAGAGCAACTTAGGGAAAGCATTGACTCTGTAAACGACAACTTTGAGGCTTTCTCGACTACTCGTAAACTTCTGAGTGGCAGGCTCCAAAATCATTTTCGTCAATTGGACAGACTGAACGAGTTGGTAATTAAAGGTTGTGATGCAAGTTCTGAAGAGCTGTTTGAAGCTTCGAATCTGATCTTAGAACTTGCCAGATACATGGTGAATCGCACAGAGAATATCAAGAAAGGTGACCTACAGCACTTCAGAAACAAAGTTTCAGCTAAAGCACAAATAAACCCAGCATTGCTTTGTGACAACCAATTGGATAAGAATGGGAATTTCGTCTGGGGCGAAAGAGGATATCATGCTAAACGATTCTTTTCGAATTATTTCGAAAAGATAAATCCAGCCCGTGGATACAGTGATTATCAAATAAGGTTAGTTCCAAATGGTTCTCGAAAACTAGCGATTGGAAATCTTATCGTCTCAACCAATTTGGCTACTCTAAGAGAACAAATGCAAGGTGAGCCTGTCGCCCCAATGCCCCTTAGCAGAAGCTGCACAAGTAAACTGAATGACAACTATGTATATACTTGTTGTTGCGTCACGCATGATGATGGTCAGCCTCTTTTGTCTGATGTCAAAATGCCAACTAAGAATCACTTAGTCATCGGAAACAGTGGAGACCCTAAATATGTTGATTTACCAACCGATATAAGTGATCAACTATACATAGCTAAGCAGGGATATTGTTACGTCAACATATTCCTAGCTATGTTAGTCAATGTTAATGAAGGTGATGCAAAGAACTTTACTAAGATGGCAAGGGACATTGTTATAAATAAGCTGGGCCAGTGGCCTTCAATGATGGATGTGGCCACATCATGCTACTTGTTGACTGTGTTCTACCCTGAAACAAAGAGCGCAGAACTGCCTAGAATTTTAGTTGATCATCATTCAAAGTCTATGCACGTCATAGACTCATATGGATCAATTAGTACAGGGTACCACGTTCTTAAAGCCAATTCAGTCGCGCAACTGATTCACTTTGCGAGTGATGCTCTGGATTCGGAGATGAAGCATTACGTAGTTGGTGGAGAGAAACTAATGAATGAGGCTTCAGCAATGTCAGTCTTGATCAAAAGCATCTACAGACCAAAGTTGATGGAGAAGGTCTTGAGCGAGGAGCCATACCTAATAACTCTTAGCTTGTTATCACCTGGTCTTATTATGGCCCTACACAACAGCGGAGCTCTAGAAAAGGCAACTCACCTGTGGATTCAACATGACAGTAGTATAACATTGCTATTTTCTATGCTGTCAACATTGGCACACAGAGTTTCCATTGCAGAGAGTTGTTTAATGCAAATGGCAATTTTAGAGCAAGAAGCAGCAAGCATTTATGAGTGTATCGTGAGTGGATTTAGACCACAAGCTTCGTACATTACCGCCATCAATGTATTGAATAAAATAATGGCAAGAGGGCATGCTGATGAATCAATATACCTTGCAGGCTTTAGACCTTTCCGGATGAGAAGTGTTGAGCTCATAGAAAAAAATTATCTGGCGGAATTGGAGGATTCCTGGCGAGAGTTAACCTGGTTGGAAAAATTCTCATCAATAAAGGAATCGCACAAATGGCGACCAGCTATTACAAACGTTTGTGTCCCCAAAAAGCGCGCAGATTTAGGAGGCAGGTACGACGTATCAATTCAGTTATTACTGGGGAAGGTCAAAGAGTCTGGACAGAAACATATGTTGAAATGCAGAGAGAATATAACATCTTGTTTCAGAACTGTTAGACGAAGGATGGTTACAAGTCTGACAGCATGTGCCTATTACTGTGTTCCTGACATTCTAAAACTCATTAATGTACTTCTTGTACTCAGCTTGTTGTGTCAGATAGCTTATACCATCAACTCATTCAGCATGGATTATAAGAAGACAAAACAGATGGCATGCGAAGCAGAAGATGAAAAGAACTTAGATGTTGTGTTAACTCTATATGACAATTTGTCTAAGAAGTTAAAAGTTGAGCCAACGTTTGAAGAGTTCAAAGCATACTTGGAAGCCATCAGGCCAGACTTAATTAAGTATTTGCCAGATGAATACCAGACTGAGCACCAAGCCAGTAGAGGGAACAATGCTAAGTATGAGCAACTCATCGCGTTTGTGGCACTAATCCTGATGGTATTTGATGCAGATAAGAGTGATTGTGTCTATAGGATCTTGAATAAGTTGAAGTCACTAACTGGCACACTAGAGAATTCAGTTAAACATGAAAGCTTAGATGAAATAAAGGATGAGTTCTCTGAGAGAAATGAAATAATCGACATTGACTTATCTGGAGAAGTTAATGGCATAGGAGCAATTGATTGCACATTCGAGCAGTGGTGGACCAAACAACTTGAGTTGAATAGGGTTGTACCACATTACAGGATCGGTGGTGAGTTCGTGGAGTTCACAAGAGCAACGGCTGAACTCACTGTTTCGAGGATTGTGCATAGTTCAGCTATGGAATTTCTAGTGAGGGGTGCAGTCGGATCTGGAAAATCCACAGGGTTACCCAATGCTTTAAGTGCCCATGGAAAAGTTCTAGTATTGGAAGCCACAAGACCCTTAGCTGAAAATGTCTGTAAACAGCTTAGAGGTAATCCATTCTTCAAAAGTCCAACTCTACGCATGCGTGGTCATTGTTCATTTGGGTCATCACCAATTGTAGTCATGACAACAGGGTACGCTCTGCACCTATTTGCTCACAATGTTCAACAATTGAGCGAGTACGATTTCATATTACTTGATGAGTGCCACGTCCTAGATAGTGCAGCAACTGCTTTCTATTGCATGCTCAAGGAATTCAAATTCAAAGGAAAGCTATTGAAAGTCTCAGCAACACCACCTGGCAGAGAGTGTGATTTCTCAACTCAATATCCTGTGACTGTCAACATTGAGGAGCAGCTTTCTTTTAAGAATTTTGTATCCGCCCAAGGTACTGGATCAAATGCCGATGTCACCTCTAAAGGAGACAACATCTTGGTTTATGTGGCAAGCTACAATGAAGTCGACCATCTTAGTCTTCTTCTTACAGAAGCCAAGTTCATGGTCACAAAAGTTGATGGAAGAAGTATGAAAGTTGGTGCTGTGGAAATCAAAACGAGGGGGACATCTGAAAACAAGCACTTTGTTGTGGCAACAAACATTATAGAAAACGGGGTGACACTAGACATCGACGTTGTCGTCGACTTTGGCCTGAAGGTTGTCCCTGAGTTGGATCCAGACAATCGAATGATCACGTATAAGAAGGTTGCTGTTAACTATGGTGAACGCATCCAGAGACTTGGTAGAGTTGGCAGAACTAAGCCAGGCCATGCTCTTAGGGTGGGATACACGGAGAAAGGACTTGAGTGGATTCCACCAATAATAGCCACTGAAGCAGCATTTCTTTGTTTTGCATATGGCTTACCAGTGGTTGCTAATGGAGTCACCACAAGCTTGATAACAAACTGCACAGTGCGGCAAGCCCGAACAATGATGTCATTTGAGCTTCCATTGTGGTACACCATTCACATGGTTCGGTTTGACGGAAGTGTTCATCCGGAAATTAACCGGGTGCTGAAGCCTTTCAAGCTTCGTGATTCCGAAATACCATTGAACACATTAGCAATACCATCATCGGGTGTCAACAATTGGATGAAGGTGTCTGATCTAGTTAGGCTTGGCCAAAAACTGACAATTAATGAGAAGGTCAAGATTCCATTCATTTCTAAAGACATTCCGGAAACACTACATGAAAAGGTGTGGCAAGTTGTGTTAGATTTTAAGAGTGATGCGGGCTTTGGGAGATTAACCTCACACAATGCATGTGCAGTGTCTTACGCATTAAGAACAGATCCACATGCACTTCCTAGAACTGTAAAGATTCTAGATGCATTGATTGCCGAAGAAATGAGAAAGCAAGCTCACTTTCGATCTATATCAAGCTACTCATTTGCGGGCTCTGGTTTCTCACTAGCTAGCATCACTAATGCAATCAAAGCACGATATTCAGTTGATCACACAGGAGACAACATTAGAAAGCTCCAACTAGCCAAGGCCCAGATTTGTGAATTTAGCAGCACTCACACCAACATTGAGCAGTCTGAATTGTTAGAACCTTTTGGTGCCTTGAACTTGGTCCAGCATCAAAGCAAAGGTGGTGTGGCACAGGTGCTAGGATTGAAGGGTATCTGGAAGAAGGAACTGATTACAACAGATGTATTGGTCGCTTTGGGAGTTTTGGGCGGAGGATGTTGGTTGTTGTATGAAATGTTTAAGGATTCATTTAGAGAGGGAGTGCAGCACCAAGCATTCAACAAAAGGCAAAGACAAAAGCTCAAATTCAGAAACACAAATGATCAAAGGCTCGGAAGAGAGGTGTATGGGGAGGACGCCGATCTCGAGCAAGTTTTTGGAGCAGCTTATACAAAGAAAGGGAAGAGTAAAGGAAAGACCCATGGTATGGGAAAGAAAACAAGAAGATTCATAAACATGTATGGGTTCGATCCAACTGAGTATAATCTGGTTCGGTTTGTAGATCCAATCACAGGACATACAATTGATGAGCAGCCAGTGCATGACATAAACCTCGTGCAAGAGCAACTAAGTGAAGTGAGGAGGTTTTTGGTTGCTGAAGATGAAATAGATCCAAATCAGTTAGTCAACTCAACAATTCATGCTTACTTCATAAAGAATAAGTCCAAAAATGCTTTGAAGGTTGACCTAACACCTCACAATCCACTGAAGGTGTGTGATAGGTCAGCAACAATTGCAGGATTTCCTGAAAGGGAATTTGAACTAAGACAAACTGGACTTGCTCAGCCCGTAAAGTTAAACGAAGTACCTGGCAGGAATGAGTTGGAAATTGTGGATCATGAGTCAAAGTCACTGCTGATGGGGCTGAAAGATCACAATCCAATAGCAGCCTCCGTGTGCAAAATTTCAAATGCCTCTAACGGTGAGAATATAACCCTTTTTGGTGTTGGGTTTGGCCCCTACATAATCACCAATCAACATATCATGAGACAGAACAATGGTGAGTTGAAAATTCAATCAAGACATGGGAACTTTACCATCAAAAATTCGTGTAATGTACCCATGAAGCCATTCAAGGGCCGAGATATTCTTCTCATCAAAATGCCAAAAGACTTCCCTCCTTTTCCACAGAAGCTCAAGTTCAGAAGTCCCAAGAGCAATGAGAAGGCGATTATGGTAGGATCGAATTTCCAAGAGAAGTATTTTTCAAGCACTGTTTCTGAAGCCAGCCCAATTTTTCCAGTAGCTGATTCTCACTTCTGGAAACACTGGATTTCCACAAAGGATGGATACTGTGGTTTACCTCTCGTTAGCACAGGCGATGGATTCATTTTGGGGCTCCATAGTCTTGCCAACTGTAACAACACAGCTAATTATATGGCCACGTTTCCAGATGATTTTGAATCGGAGATCTTAAATCAGGACACAGACAACTGGGTTAAACATTGGAGATACAATCCTGATGAGGTGTTGTGGGGCACTCTACATCTACACAACGCACAACCAAAAGAACCTTTTAAGGCAAGTAAACTCATCATGGACTTGTTTGAAGATTCAGTGTGTGAGCAGAGTAGGCGGAACAGGGATACATGGATGTTTGATGCACTTGAAGGGAATTTGAAAGCAGTCGCACGCTGTGACTCCCAATTAGTAACTAAGCATGTAGTTAAAGGAAAGGACACTCTGTTTGAGGAGTATTTGTCACTGCATATTGATGCAGAGGAGTTCTTCAGACCATTGATGGGCAAGTACCAGAAAAGTAGGTTGAACAAACAAGCTTATCAGAAAGACCTACTAAAATATGCCAGAACAATTGAGGTTGGAACTGTTGACATAGGCGTATTTGAGACGGCTCTCCAATACGTAATTGACATGATGATCAGGAAGGGCTTTCAAGAATGTAATTATGTCACGGATTCTGATGAAATTTTCCAAGCCTTGAACATGAAGTCAGCAGTTGGAGCACTCTACCACGGGAAGAAAAGAGACTATTTTGAGGGCTACACGGAACAAGACAAAGAGAACATAATTAGAGAGAGCTGCTTTAGAGTGTTTTCAGGGAAAATGGGAGTTTGGAATGGATCGCTGAAAGCTGAGTTGAGGCCACTTGAGAAAACATTGTTAAATAAAACTAGATCATTTACAGCAGCCCCAATAGACACTCTGTTGGCGGGTAAAGTGTGTGTTGATGACTTCAACAACCAGTTTTATTCCCTGAACTTACACTGCCCTTGGACAGTTGGGATGACAAAGTTTTATAGAGGATGGGACACACTGATGAGAAAACTACCCGATGGGTGGATTTATTGTGATGCCGACGGCTCTCAGTTTGACAGTTCACTTACACCATTTCTGATCAACGCAGTCATCTTAATCAGAGAGAAATTTATGGAGGAATGGGATGTTGGACACATTATGCTGAAGAATTTGTATACAGAAATACTCTACACACCAATAGCAACCCCTGATGGCACAATAGTGAAGAAGTTCAAAGGAAATAATAGTGGCCAACCATCAACAGTTGTTGATAACACTCTAATGGTCATTGTTACCATGGTTTATGCACTAATGAAGCAGTCCGTGACAGAGGTTATACTAGAAAACATCATTGTTTTCTATGTTAATGGTGATGACTTGCTTATTGCGATACACCCTGAGTTTGAGTATCTTCTGGATAAGATGCAAGGATGTTTCTTGGATCTAGGACTGAACTACGATTTTTCAAGTAGAACAAGGAATAAAGAAGAATTGTGGTACATGTCACATAGAGCACTTGAGGTAAATGGTCTATATATCCCAAAATTAGAGCCTGAGCGAATCGTTTCCATATTAGAGTGGGATCGTGCTGACTTACCTGAGCACAGAATGGAAGCTATTTGTGCAGCTATGATAGAAGCTTGGGGTTATGATGAACTTTTACATCACATAAGGAGGTATTATAGTTGGCTTTTGGAGCAAATGCCCTTCAAGTTGATAGCACAGAAAGGTCATGTGCCGTATATTGCAGAATCAGCACTTCACCATTTATATACCAATGCTGAGGTTGAAAATGGAGAACTGTTAGAGTACTATAAAGCATTCCTCGAAGACATGATACTTGAAGAGGAGGTAATTGAGAAAGTCGTTCATCAAGCTGACACTGAATCAATAGATGCTGGGCAAAAACCTGCAGACAACAAACAGAAAACCATTGTTGCTCAAACTGGAGCACCACCAGCAGAATTAACCACAAGTGAGAGGAAAGACAAGGATATAAATGCTGGTACAAGTGGGACATTCTCAATTCCAAGATTGAAACAAATGGCGTCAAGAATGAGTGTGCCAAAAATAGGGAGTAGACCCATATTGAATTTGCAACATTTGGTCACATACACACCGGAGCAGGTGAACTTGTCAAACACAAGGGCAACCCAAAGCCAGCTCAACGCATGGTATGAAGCAGTTAAAGCTGAATATGGAGTCAATGATGATGAAATGAGCATCATACTAAATGGTTTAGTTGTGTGGTGCATTGAGAATGGCACTTCACCAAATCTCTCAGGAATGTGGGTAATGATGGATGGAGACGTTCAAGTTGAATACCCACTAAAGCCAGTTCTTGAGAATGCAAAGCCTACTTTTAGGCAAATAATGGCTCACTTCAGTAACATTGCAGAAGCGTATATTGAAAAGAGGAATTCTGAAAAACCATATATGCCAAGATATGGGCTTCAGAGAAACTTAACGGATATGAGTCTTGCACGATATGCATTCGATTTCTTTGAAATGACCTCAAAGACACCCAATAGAGCCCGAGAGGCCCATATCCAAATGAAGGCAGCCGCAGTTAGATCATCTAGCAATAGGCTCTTTGGTCTTGATGGCAATGTTACAAATGAAGCGGAAGACACGGAGCGACACACCGCGGATGACGTGAACAGAAACATGCATTCGCTCCTTGGCGTGCGTCAGATGTGATACTTCTATCACAACTCACCATTACTTCGGTAGTGGAAAGTGTCTTATATTCGATAGTTATTATCTATAGTAAAGTTCTGTCTTGCTATATTTAGATAACTGTTCTTACTCATCTGATTAGTCTTGGGATGACCACCCATATGTATACCCTACATGTGTGTGGATACACTACATTCTTATTGGCTTTAGGGAGTTGATAACTCGTCCCATATAAGAATGAGTGTTCATCTAAAGGTTTATCTTGTGAGTTGGAGAC